GTATCGACATTGGGGCCAGCGGCAGACTTACTGCCTACATCATGGACCACAATGTCGATACGCTCCGTGCCACGAACTGCAATCTGGTCGGTCTCGAACATCGACACGCTTCCAACATAGGCCGAATCAGAGAAGGCAAGGCTGGTCTGCCGACGGTCGCCCAATTTAGCAGCCATAGGAAGATTTCCGAACAAGCAGCAAATCTGGCTATTGGTGTCAGTGGACGGGAGAACATCAGAAAGCACAACCGGATAACCAAGGAACTTGGGCACGGTCACGCCATTGATGATCTCCGAAGCCGGAACACCGCCGGAGGCATAAGCCAGGCGGTTCATTACGGCTTCATGGAACATCGGCGAGCAATACCATTTCGCGCCAGCGCGGGCATAGCCAGGCAGCACGCCGAGAACGCTATTAAAGTTGGCAAGTGTAACCTCGGCAAACGTATTGCCAGCGGCGATAACAACGCCTCCCGCAGAGGTAGTCGTCGGAGTGCCAGCAGCGGCCTTCAGCGCAGTTGTTACGCCAGTAATCCCGCCATAGGTCGAAGTGCCATCACCGATGAACCCGGCAAGGTCTTCGTTATAGGCAAAGACATAGGCGATTTCAGAGGCAAGGTCGTCAGCAACCATAATGATTGCATCTTCCCCAAGTTCACTGGTCATAGCGGCAACAGCGGCAAGCTTCTTGGCAGTCAGTTGGACCTGGTTCCAAGTCTTGTTGGACTGCGTGATTGTAGAACCTTCACCCACCCAGTAACCCGTCAGGCCAGTCGCCCGTCGCGGGATGAGCATTACGTCGGAAGTCATGTACTTGATACCGACGTTCTGGCGGAATACGCCGTACTGGTTGCGCAGGTCGATAAGGGTATTATCAAACTGCGTCGGGACAAGATAGCCGCCCGTGGTGTTGCTTCCTTCGCTCTGGGTAGTTGCAAGAACGATACCGTGGTTTTTGCACCATTCAGCCGCAGACTGGATGCCATTGCAGGCCCGCAGCCACTGGCCGAAAGAGTAGGCCTGTTTGTCGTCTTTGCCAAAAGCCTTCAGGTTGCCAAACCGTTTTACCGTTGCCGGGATTTTAACCGGGGCGGGTTCGCTGTCCTGAATGTCCGCGGTGAAAGGTTTATCTTTCATAGCGGGGTATTCGGGGACTTTGCCGATATTGGCCGATTCAGCCTTCATGCGTTCGACTGATTCCACTTTGTCAATCTGTGCCTTCTTCGCGTCGGCCTGTGCCTTCAGTGTGTCAAACTGTGTTTTCTGCTCATCGGTCATATCGCCTTCGGCCTCGACCAGAGCTGACATTTTTTGCAGAATATCGTCGTATTCTGCTTTGAGTTTCTTAAGCAAATTCATTGTTAAAGCTCCGTTAGGATTGTAAAATATGTCTGCGCCGCCTAAACCCCTGCCGGGTGAGAAGTGCTTCGCAATCTAAGCAGCTCCAATTCAGCAGCCGCCTTACGTTTGTTGGTTGTTGATTTCGGAACAAGGTTGGAAATCACTTGTTCGAGAGAAGCAATACGGTCAATCATGCCGACCTCTTTTGCTTTCTGAGAATTGAGAACACGCCCCTGTCCGAAGTTTGCCCGTATATCTGAAACAGACTTTCCGCGGTTTACCGCGACAGCCTGGTGAAACATATCGGAATAATGGTCCACCATAGACTGATATTCAGCCAATGCATCTTCTGACAGCGGCTGGTACGGGTTGCCTTCGCCCTTATATTTGACAGATTTAACCACTGTGGCCCTTACACCGGCCTCTTCAAGTGCTTTTGATATGTCGAAGTGTACCGCGATTGTACCGATTGAACCTGTTTCAGAATCCACATCTGAAACAATTTCATCAGCGGCAGATGCAATAAAATAAGCAGCGGAGGCCATCAGGTTGTTCGATACGGCAATCATGGGCTTTCGTCCTCGGAATGACCGTATCTTGTCTGTGACTGAAGACAGGCCAAAAACCGTACCGCCTGGGCTGTCCACGTCGAAAACCACAGCACCGATAGAAGGGTCGTCCATCGCGGCCTCTACCCATCGCCCGAACGTCTCCGAAGACGATTCAAGGCCAAGGGCAGAGTAGATAGAGGGCTTGCTTGCAATAAATCCATGCAGCGGGATAACGGCCACATTACCGCGAATATCTTTGAACTTTGTGGCCCGTCGGTTCATTGCATCTTCAATCTCAGCGTCCGTCATCTGTACAGCAACAGACTTGCGAGTATCGATGATATGTTGCAAACTCTCCGGCATAATGGCAAATATGCCGCTTTCAAACTTTAATGCTTGATACATAATTCCCCTCTTATCAGGTCTGCGATTGCTTCTTTTTCAAGCCCTCTGGGTATTTGGATTGACAGGCCGTAGGCACTCAAAACAGATTTGATATACCGCTGACGCTTTGGCTCAAATTTCTCGTAAAACCTAGCATCGTCAAACTTGTCTCCCCTGAGTTCCTTGGCGTCGTTCAGGCAGTTTTGTTCATGGCTGTAAATACGGTCTGCCATGTCATCAACCGCATCCTCGGTCAAATCAGGTTCGTCTTTCTGGCCTTGGCTTTGGTCTGGTTGCTGGTCTTGCTGGCCCGCTTTGTCCAGGGTTGTAAAATTAAGAGGCACAAGGTGTATATCGCCGCCCTCTACTGGGTTCAGGTTTTCTTTGCTTCTGATTTCGTTAATCGACAAAACACCGCGGTCAAACAGTACCGAGTATGCCGCCGTTCTGGTCTGAATATCGCCCCTCAAAAGCCCTTCTGCCACGTGCTCAATATAATAGCCCTGTTGTTTTTCCTCTTCGGTCAACAGCTTGCGGTAAAGTTCCTGCTCCCAGCGCTTCATCCATGCCGTCAGTGAGTCATTGACATAATCGATATTAAGCTGTTCAATGTTGCTGAATGTCGCCCTGGACAGGTCGGCAATCTTTGACGGTGGCACTCGGCACCAACGGCAAATGTCGGTAACGTTGAACTGCCGGGTCTCGATAAGCTGGGAGGCTTCGGGGTTGATTGTGTTATTTGAAAACTTCATCCCCTCTTCAAGTACCAATACCTTATTGGCGTTCGAGGCCCCGGCGTGCTTTTTCTCAATCTGGTCTTTAAGTCTTTGCTGGGCATCTTTGGACAGGTTGCCAGGGTGTTCAAGATTACCCTGCTGGTTACACCCATTTCCGAAGAAAGACCCTGTGTATTTGTCAGCAGCTATCGATGCGCCCATTGACTGAGCCGCATAAGATATAACATTATAACCGCTAACACCATCAAAGCCCAAACCGTGAAGGTGGAGGATGTCTTCATCGCTAAACTTTACCTGCCCGCCAACGTCGTTTGTGACGATGTAAACCAGCCTGTCCTGCTTGTCCCTGTCAATCCTTACACGGTCGGGTCGGATGGGCCAAAGAGACTGAATGTCGCCCATAAGATTTCTAGAGATATAAGCAAAAGAATTGCCCCATCCCATCATCTGTGCCGTCCGCGTCTCGCGGAATGACATCGCTGTCATTTCGGTATTCGGCTGGTACTGTAAAATACGGTAAAGAGGGTGGGTGTTTTCTTCGTACTTATATTCACCCTCTTTCCGGTAAACCTTTAAAGGTATCTTTGCTATGTCCTCAGAGACCGCACGGACACAGGCGAAAAAGGCTGATATGCTCAAGGCCGTGTCGTTGGTCACGGTCTCTTTGGCCGTGTTACTGAAAGCTCCATATACGTTAGACCATCCGCGCTCGGAGAACACAGAGGCTTGGATATAGCCCATCTTCTTTAACAGTTTGTCAATCAGCTTCAAAGGACGATAGCCCCCCGTTCTTCATATACGGATTGCTGGACAGGTTTCATGGCGCATACGGCGATTGAGTTAAGCAGGGCACTCACACAGTCTATGCGCTCTGTGCTCTTGGCCTTGCTTGGCATAATGTTCCCAGCCGCGTCCTGGGTAACGGACACGTTGGATATACACCAATTAAGTACGGGGTTGTTGTTATGCCGGATAGTTCTCAATGCAATCAGCTTTTCAAGTTCTTTGGCCGGGAATGTCAGGTGAGTTATGCGCTGCGGAACTTTCAATATCTCAAATCTGTCGGAAACCAAATTATTTATAAGCCCGACAGCATTCCAGGGGTCAATCCCAATCGACCGTATGTCAAACCTCTCCTTTAGTTTGTTAATTTTCGAGCGGATAAAATCATAATCTACAGCATTTCCGTCGGTTAACTCGATGTATCCATCCTTTGCCCACAACAGATAAGGAACCTTGTCTTTCTTTTCGCGCCGCATGGCGTTCTCTTTGGGTGCGAAACAGTAGCACAACACCTTGTGTACCATAGGGAAATACAGCGTGAACACAGTCAAGTCAGTTGTAGATGACAGGTCAAGCCCGCCATAGCAGGGCTGTCCTTCTAAATCCGCTTCGCTGTAGTCCTCAAAGCACTCACTCCAGGCCTCCTTTGAAAGCCACCGAGTCTCTTGCTCAGTCCAGATATTCAGGTGCAACCGCTTGAATGTGTTTTCTTTAGCAGGAACATCCACGGCCTCTTTGCATTCCTTCCGTAGATAATCCACATTCACACTTACGCCATAATTGGGATTTGCCTTCTGCCAGGTCTTCTCGTCGCGCCAGTCGTCTCCAGGTGATGCCTCGTAAATCACAGGCAGAAAATAGGGGTTGTCTATAACCCCGTCCCTGATTTTGCAGGCGTAATCATATTTCTCGTAGCAAATCGAGTGCTTGTCAAACCCAGCCGTTGTGATGTGAACAATGATAGGCTGTCGCCTGGAAGCCGTGGCTGTTTCCAGAGTGTCCACAAGGTCGCGGTCGGGTTGAATATGCAGCTCGTCATTGACAATCAACTGTGCATTCAGGCCGTGCTTTGTGTTTGCCTCAGCCGATAAGGCCTTGTAAATCACGCCTCCGCCAAAGAACTCAATGGATTTGAGGCTCTTGTATGTTCTCGCGTGCTTTGACAATGCCGCGTTTGCATAAATCATTTCAGAGGCGTGGCGGTAAATCAAACTGGCCTGTTCTCTGTCACCGGCAGAAGAGTATATCTGCGCCCCCGGCTCGCCCTCGCAGTAAGCAACATAATTGATAATCCCGGCACAAAACGGGGTCTTCCCATTCTTGCGGGGGACAAAGAGGAACGCCTCCCTATACCGCCTCGTTCCATCGGGTCTGTACCAGCCGAACAAGGCACGGAGTATATTCTCCTGCCAAGGCTCCGGTATAAACGGATGTCCCGCCTTTTCCCCCTCAATGAATGTGAGCCGCTCCTTAAAAAAGCTCACAACCTCGTCGGCTTTTTCAGCGACGTAAAAACAATCATGCGGGTTGTCTTCTGGCGAGTACCCTGGAAAAGTAGATTTCTTAGTCTTTTCCTTTATCATACCGCCCGTATGAACTTGTCAGACTCTTCTTTCTTTCCTACGGATATATTCGTCCTGGCCGAAGGCGTTAGCCCGAAAGACTGCTCCAGCTTAGAAACCTGATTGGAATACTTTTCCAGCCTTGAATCACTCCTGGCTGGGTCAGCCATTTCCTTGTTCAGCAGGTCAACAAAAAAGCAATATCTGGCGAATGCGTTCTGGTCAAGCGGAGTCATCACCCCCAGATTCTTCAGGCGGTCATAGAGAGCATCCCAGACCGCCCGCGCTCCATCACTCAAATAATCAGGATGGGCAAAGTCGCACTCTTCAGAATAAGAAACATCCTTTCGTTTCTCCGCCCTCCAGGAGCCACGGTTTGCAAGAATTTTAGTTGGTGTGGGCTTTGGCCCGCGAGAACCCATAAAAGATATACCTGTACTTAATTATATGGTTTAAAACACGTGAAAAAAGTGGCGAATGGGACCGCTCGGTCTATGGCCCCATACCCACAGAGATTCAGACCACCCCTGTCGCCTTTTCT